GGTAATTCGGACCCCGTTGAATCGCTAGTTTTGGCGGGGTTCATAGGGGGTTGTGCCGTGCTTGGGGCCTGCCATGACTGACCTTGAGTCACGCATGACCCAGGCCGGATGGGGCGGCCTGGTCGGCATCAGCCAGCAGGCGGTGAGCGACCTCATCGGGCGTGGTGTGCTGCGCGATGGTGACACCGCGCGCACCTGGCTGAAGGCCTACTGCGAGCACCTGCGCACCATCGCCGCTGGCCGCGACGCCGACGGCGAGCTGTCCACCGAACGCGCCCGCGTGGCCCGTGCCACCGCTGAGAAGCTCGAGCGTGCAAACGCCGTGTCGCGGCGCGAGGTGGCGCCGGTCGCCACGCTCGAGATCGTGCTGGCCGACATCGCCCGCCAGGTGGCCACCCGACTAGACGCTGTCGTGCCGCAGATCCGCCGCCGCCTGCCCGACTTGCCTGCCTCGGTCCTGGCGCAGATCAGCGCCGAGCTGGCCGCATGCCGCGAGATCTGCGCCGATGCCAACCTGGCCGAAGCCGAGCGCCTGGAGCGCGCAGGCGAAGACGAAGAAGACGTGCCCGAGGTGCCTGAGTGAGCGCCGGCCTCCTGCCGCAGGCTGTGCCAGCCGCCGCGATCAGCGACGAACTTCGCGCGTCGCTGGCCATCGCCATCCGCAGGGCGCTGCGCGTGCTGCGCCAGCCCAAGCCCATGCGCCACAGCGTGTGGGCCGAAAAGCACTTCTACCTGTCGCAGGAATCCAGCTACATCGAAGGCCGCTGGCAGTGCTGGCCGCCCCAGCGCGCGCTGATGGACATCATGGGCCACGACGAAGTGCACCACTTCACCATGCGCAAGTCGGCGCGCGTGGGCTACACCAAGATGTTCCTGTCGCACACGGCATACGACGCAGAGCACAAGCGCCGCAACGCCGTCATCTACCAGCCCACCGACGACGACCGCGACGAATTTGTCACCACCGAACTGGAGCCCATGCTGCGCGATGTGAAGGTCATGCGCCGCGTGATGCCGCGCTTCACCCGCCGCAGCAAGGACAACACGCTGCGCGTCAAGAAGTTCACCACCGGCTTGCTGCACCTGCGCGGCGGCAAGGCCGCCAAGAACTTCCGCCGGCTCACGGTGGACACCGTCAAGTACGACGAATTCGATGCCTTCGACCGCGACATTGAAAAAGAAGGCGCGCCCGGCAAGCTGGGCGACAAGCGCCTGGAAGGTGCGGTCTACCCCAAGTCCATCGCCGGCGGCACGCCCAAGCTCAAGTACCTCAGCAACCTGGAAGACCGTGAGGCCGAAGCCGATGTGCACCTGCGCTGGAACGTGCCATGTCCGCACTGCGATGCACTCCACCCGATCACCTTCGGCGGCGAGGACAAGCCGCATGGCCTGAAGTGGTGGAACCATGACCCAGCCACGGTGGCCCACGTCTGCCCCCACTGCGGCGGGCTCATGCGCCAGGCCGACTACCTGGACATCTGGCATGCAGGCGTCTGGATCTGCGAACGCACCGGCATGTGGGTGGACCACCAAAGCAACTTCCGCCACCCGCCCGTGGCCGACTGGCGTGTGTGCGAACTGGCCCCCGACCCGGCCACCATCGCACCAACGCCGGGCCATGTGGCCGTGGCCCAGTGGACCGCCACCGCGCCCCAGGCGCCCTGGCATGAGATTGCCGCCGACTTCATGGCGGCCGCTGAGCTGGCCGCACGAGGCGACAAGTCGCTGCTGAAGACCTTCGTCAACACCACGCTGGGTGAGACCTGGGAAGAAAAGGGCGAGGCCAGTGACGAACACGCGCTCCAAAAGCGGGCCGAGCCCTACACACGCGGCACCGTGCCAGCCGGCGCCCTGGTGCTGACCGCCGGCATCGACGTGCAAGGCAACCGCTGGGAAATCGACGTATGGGGCTGGGGCCGGGGCCTGGAGTCCTGGCTGGTGGACTCGTTTGTCATTGAAGGCAACCCCGCCGATGAACGCGAGTGGGCGGCGCTGTGGCAGCACCTGCAGCGCCGCTACACCCAGGCCTGGCACGGCGGCACGCTGGGCATTGACGCGGCCAGCATCGACACCGGCCACCACACCCAGGCCGTCTACCACTTCGTGCGCGAATACCAGCACCGCATGCGGCTGCACGCCATCAAAGGCAGCAGCGAAGAAGGCAAACCCATCAAAGGCACGGCGTCGCCGGTCGATGTCAACTGGCGCGGCCAGCGCTGGCCCAATGGCCTGAAGCTGTGGATGATCGGCGTGGACAGCTGCAAAGACCTGCTGCACGGCCAGCTGGCCATTCAGGAGCCGGGCCCGGGCTACGTGCACTTCCCGTCAGACCTGCCGCGCGAATGGTTCGAGCAGCTCACCGCCGAGAAGCGCATCCCTGTGCGTGCGCGCGGCGGCGACAGCATGCGCTGGGTGAAGCGCCGGCCCCGCAATGAAAAGCTGGACTGCAGAAACTACGCGCTGCACTCGGCGTTCATGCTCGGTTTGGACGGCATGAAAGAAGCCGCCTGGCTGCGAATCGAGGCCGCCGTGCAACCACCGCCGGACCTGTTCACGCCAGCGCCCCGGCCGGCGGCAGAAGCGGGAAGTCTTGTCCAACCACTGCCCGACGCCATCCACATCCCCGCCGCAGCGCTGGCGCCGCCGCCAGCGGTGCGCCCCGCTGCGGCCATGTTCCCACGCGCCTGGTGACCACATGACCACGCCCCGCCCACACCCCAGCACGCTGAAAGATCGCCTCACCGACGCCGACTTCGTGGACCGCGTGTGGCAGTACCTGCTCACCACCTGGCCCACGCGCCTGGCGGACATCCCGCCGAACGAAGTCGAACAGATCAAGCACCAGATCCGACGTGATGAGCGTGGAGACCACTACGTCAGCCCCGCAAGCGAAGCCGCCCGCCAGCACCAGGCCAAACAAATACTCACGTTGTTCAATGGTCGCAACGCCACTGAAGTGGCAAGACGAGTTGGGTGCAGTCGCGCCAAGGTCTATCGGGTCCTCAAGCAAGCGGGCAAGCCAGGCTAGCGTGGCCTAAATCGTCTCACCTGTCCCTGTAAATGAGACAAGCCCGCGCCTAGCCTCGGGCGCATGGCGTTCACCTCCGCAGACCTTGACGCGCTTGACGCGGCCATTACCGACGATGCCCTGGAAGTCGAATACGACGGCCGGCGCACCAAGTTCCGGTCCATGTCCGAGCTGCTGGCGGCGCGCGCCCACGTCAAGGCCGAGCTTGCTGCCGCGGCGGCCGCCAGTGCCGGCGGCCGCACCGGCCCGTGGCGCTTTACCTTCGTCAGCTCGCGGGGCGAATGATGGGCCGCGCCACCGCTGTGCAAGCCGAAGGCAGCCCGAATGTCGTTGACCGTGTGGTGGGCTTCTTCAGCCCCCGCGCCGGACTGACTCGCTACTTCGACCGCATCCGCCTGCAGCGCGCCTACGAAGCGGCCAGCCCCCGCGACCCCTGGCGCCCGCGCCGTAGCGGCGCCAGCCCCAGCGCTGACCACGCCGCCGACGCCGCCGTGCTGCGCGCCAAGGCCCGCAGCCTGGTGCAGAACGTGCCCTACATGCGCGCCGGGCTGGACGGCCTGGTGGCTGAGACCATTGGCACCGGCATCACCACCTACGCCACCGGCAGCCAGAAGGAGCGCATTGACGAACTGTGGGAAGCCTGGTGCAAGGTCTGCGACGCTGACGGCCGCGTTGACTGGAACGGCATGCAGGCCTTGGCCGACCGCGCCATGGAACAGGACGGCGAAGTGCTCATCCGCCTGCGCCCCCGCCTGGCCACTGACGGCCTGCCCGTGCCGCTGCAACTTCAACTGCTGGAAATCGACTTCCTCGACACGGCCCGCATGTCTGGCGCCAACAGCGGCAACCGCATCATCAACGGCGTCGAATTCGACGCCCTTGGCCGCAAAGCGGCCTTCTGGCTGTTTGATGAACACCCCGGCGAACTGGGTGTACTGCGTGCGTCTGGCCGCACGCAGAGCCGCCGCATTCCGGCTGAAAACATCATTCACCTGTTCAACCCCGAGCGCCCGGGCCAGGGCCGGGGTATCACGCGCATGGCGCCGGTCATCAACCGCGTGCGCGACCTCACGCTGTACGAAGACGCCGAAATCGCGCGCAAAAACCAGGAGGCACGCCTGGGCGTGGTGGTGTCCGGGGACCCGTCCACAATGGCCAACCCCACCAGCTATGGCACCGCTGCGGACCCCAGCAAAGCGGCACAGACCGGTGACCTGGGCCAATTGCCCAGCGGCGGCATTTTGCAACTGCCCGCCGGTGTCAATGTCACCACCATCGCGCCCACGCCGGCCCCTGGCCATGTGCAGTACGTCAAGCTGCAGCTCCACCTCATCGCCGCCGGCTGGGGCGTGCCCTACGAAATCATGACCGGCGACGTGTCGGAAGTGAATTTCAGTTCGGCACGCGTGCGCATCATCAATTTCCGTCGCCAGGTCGAACAGACCCAGTGGCTGTGCCTGGTGCCCAACCTCATCGGCCGCGTGCGCAACGCCTTCATCGATGCGGCCGAACTGGCCGGCCTGCTGCCTGCACGTGCCGACAACCGGGCCTGCGAGCACAGCACGCCCAAGTGGGACTACGTCAACCCCAACGACGACGCCAATGCCGAGCTGAGCCTGATCTGCGGCGGCCTGCTCACGCCTAGCGAGTCGTTGCGGCGGCGTGGGTTCAAGCCCGAGGCGGCGTTCGCGGAATGGGCCAAGGACATGAACCGCTTCAAAGAACTGGGTGTGCTGGACCTGCTGCTTGTCATGCTGAAGGGCCGCGTGTCCGCACAAACGTCTGTACTCAACGGTCCTGGCGACGGCAGCAACGCCGACGCATGACCACCACCTCACAGGGCGCCACATGCTCAACATGACCGACAACACCTTTGCCGCCGGGGCAGTCACCGGGGCCACGCGCCTGGTGCCTGCCGGCACCATCTGGAGCGCTCAGCTCACGGTGGCCGGCACCGGCGCCGTGTCCGCCGCCGCGGTGGTAGAAGTGACCAACACCCCGGACGATGCCAACAGCTGGGTCACGCTGTTCACGCTGACGGCGTCGGGCACCACTGCAGCCAGGGACAGCGCCGTTGCCCAGGCGGCCTGGCGGGCGTATCGGGTGCGTAGCACGGCCATTAGTGGCACAGGCGCAGCGGCCAATGTGGCTGTCTGCGTGGGGGGCTGAAATGGGCGCCGTCAATCCCAGCGCTGCGGTTCCCAGTCTGCAGAGCCAGCAGGTAAGTGATGTGACCGCCGGCCTTCGCGACAACGGACGGCGCATGAAGTTCGTAGGCCGCCACTACGCATTCGGCCAATCGGTCAGCGCGGTGGCGGGCACGGACATCGGCGGCACCACCCGCAAAACCTACATCGCAGCCGGCAATGTGTCGCGATTGCAGGCTCTGGTATCGACACACTTCTTCGCCAATGGCGGCACCGGCGCCACGGAGGAGAGCACCAGCTTTCCGCGCAACATCGACCAGTTCCGACTGGGCTTTGAGTACCCGCTCACGGCTGGCAAGGTCACCCTGGCCACGCTGGCGGGAAAGCAGCGGTGGACAGTGGATCCGGTGAGCCCGATCACGGCAACAGACCCTGTGGGTGTGCCCATACCCGCGGGGGGTGAGTTTGCCTGCCGCATGTACATCAAGCCGGCGTTGCCGCCTAGCGGCACCGGCACGGCCACTGCAGTTGCCGGCGGGTCGCTGTCGGTCTCGACGCGTTACTACACCGTCACCCGCACAGAGATGGGCGTCGAAAGCGGCCCCATCGCCGAGTTCAATGGCACGACGGCCGGCGGCAACCTGACGCTGCGCCTGACGTGGGTGGACAGCCGTTCGGCCACGGCGGACTTCTACACGGTCTATTTCTCTGCAGCGGCAGGAGGCACGAAGCAACTGCTTGCGCGCACCAGCGGGCCGCAAAGGCGACTGGACGATGATGGGGGATACACGCCCGACGCCACCATCAACCCGCCTGCAGTTAGCAACTACCGCTTCAACATCCTCAACGTTGGTGCCATCGAGTGCAGCAGCCACGTCAATGCCGGGGGAGTAGGCGATGACCAGGTCCTGGCCATTGGCACTTTCGGCATCGTGGGTGGGAACTTCAAATTCGGTGTGGTGCCCAACGCGATCGTGGGTGATGACGACAGCGGACGCAGCATCCTGGCCACCGGCACGTCGATCATTCGTGGCAGCGGCTTTGCCATCCAAGGCACCGTCTACCCGCAACAACTGAATTTCTTCGATCGCGCCTTGACCGACTCGGGTCGCACGTACAACAGCTGCAACGCTGGGTACAACGCGTCAACTCTGAACGAGATGATTGCGTCCAATCAGCAAGGCGCTGGGCGTAGCCGCATGCTGTTGCCGCAGTTCGCCGACGTGGTGCTGGACGAGCATGGCACCACCGACCTGAGTTACTTCCTGGACTGGCAGAAGCTGGCGCGCAACAAGCTCCTGTACGGCCGCATCTGCCACACACAGGGCGCGCGATTCTTCACGACCACGGTCCTCCCAAAAACCACCAGCACCGACAACTGCCTGACGATCGGCAACCAGACCTTGACTGCCGGCGCATGGCCGCAGCTGCGCCGCGACTTCAACGCCTGGGTGCGCAACGGGTGCCAGGTGGACGGTTCGGGCGCCCCGGTCATCACCGGCGGCACGCCGTCGCCGGATATCGACGGTTGCGTCGATATAAGCGCAGCGGTGGCGGTGGATGCCTCCAACGTGCTGACGATGGACGGCGACTATTGGATCGTGCCGAGCGCGCCCACCTACACCGGGCTGGTGTTGACTGGCAGCCCCACGACCACCTCGTTTACGACGACGCTGGCCGCGATGGGCGCGGCCTACAGCAACGTCGGCCGCGTCATCCGAATGACAAGCGGCGCCCGCAACGGCCAGGTCGCAGTGGTCAACAACAACGGCACGACGACGACGCTGACGCTGTTTGCCCACGGCGATATCACGCAGAGCGGCGTGGCGTTGACTGGGCTCTCTGGCGCGCCAGCAGCCGGCGACACGTTCGAAATCTGGGATGTGGCGACAAACGAGGGCCTGCACCCTGCGATTGCCGGGCACGCGCTGCTGTCGGTGCCGGTGTTGGATTGGGTGCTGGCCACGGTGATGTGACCACATAGTCATCACCGCAGCCCGCCTGCAAATCGTCTCACCCAGCCCTGTAAATGAGACAACCGCCCGCCCAGCATAGCGGGCATGCCTCAAGCCAACGCCGCCGCCGCCCAGGGTGACCAGCAACGCACCGCGCTGCCCTTGCAGCAGCGTGACGCGACGGTCAAGCCAGCCACCTTCAACGCCGAACGCAACACTGTCCAGGTCTGCTGGACGCAAGGCGCCCGCGTTCGGCGCTATGACTGGTGGAACGAGCGCTACTACGAAGAAGAGCTTGTCGTCACGCCCGAAGCGGTGGACATGAGCCGCTTCAACGCCGGTGCCATCCAGGTGCTGGACGGCCACCGCAGCTACGGCGGCGTCAGCGCCATCCTGGGCATTGCAGACCGTGGCTGGATCGCCGGCGGTGAAGGCCTGGCTGACATCCGCCTGAGCAACCGCCCCGAACTCACCGGCATCGTGGGCGACATCCGCGACGGGATCATCCGCGACATCAGCTTCGGCTACAGCGTCGAACGCTACGAAATCGTCCGCGCCCAGGACCGCACCGACGGCGTCAACCTCGACCTGTGGCGCGCCGTGCGCTGGACGCCGCAAGAAATCTCCTTTGTTCCCGTGCCGGCCGACGCCGGTGCGGGCACCCGTTCAGCCACGGGTGGCGGCCCCGGCCAGGTCGGCGCCACGCCGGCCGGGGCCGACCCACGCGCCGCCACGGCCCAGTTTTCCTCGCAGTACCCCTGCGAATTCATCCGGGCAACTTCGCCCGCCCACCCTCCCCAGGAGCATTCCATGCCTCAAGGTACCCAGCCGGGCGGCGCCACCGCAACGCCCGTTCCGCAAGACCACACCCGCGCCGCCCCCGCTGCGCCGGCCACGCCAGCCGCACCTGCAGCGCCCGCCCAGGGCGACGCCGCTGCGGCCGAGCTGCAGCGCAGCGCCGACATCACAGACGTTTGCGTTCGCCACGGCGTGGCACACCTGGCCAGCGCCATGATCCGCGCCGGCAACACCGTGGACCAGGCCAACGCCGCCGTGCTGGCCGAAATCGGGCGCCGTGACGCTGCTGCCGGTGGCCACCACAACACCCGGGTCGAAACCGTCAGCGACGAAGTCGAAAACCGCCAGCGCGGCATTGAAGAAGCGCTGGCCCACCGCTGCAACCCCCGCGCCGAAATCACCGACCTGGGCCGCCAGTTCCGCGGCATGAGCCTGCTCGAGATCGGCCGCGACTACCTCGAAAGCCGTGGCGTGCGCACCCGTGGCTGGGACCGCCTGCAGCTGGCCACCACGATGCTGCGCTACCAGGGCGGCATGACGCAGCAGCGCGACGCTGCGTTCCACAGCACCAGTGACTTTGCCAACATCCTGGGCAACGTGGCCACCAACCGCCTGCGCATGGGCTACGAAGAAAACCCCGGCACCTACAGCCGCTGGGCCCGCCGCGCCCCAAACCTGCCCGACTTCAAGCAAGTCACGGTGGCCCAGCTCGGCGCCATGCCCGACCTGCTGGCCGTCAACGAGGCCGGCGAGATCAAGTACGGCACCTTCGGCGACGCGGGTGAAAAGTACAACCTGCTGACCTTCGCGCGCATCGTCAGCCTCACGCGCCAGGCCGTCATCAATGACGACCTGCGTGCGTTTGACCGCATCGTCACCGGCTTCGGTGCTGCTGCGGCCCGCCTGGAGAACCGCACCGTCTATGCCCAGCTCACGGCCAATGCCGCCCTGGCTGACAGCGTGGCCCTGTTCCACGCCACGCACGCCAACAACGGCACCGGTGGCGGCAGCGCGCTGCAGTTCAGCGCACTGGTCACCGGCCGGGCCGCCATGCGCGTGCAAAAAGGCCTGTCCAGCGAAGAGCTGAACATCGCGCCGGCCTACCTCATCGGCCCGGCCGCGCTGGAACAGACCATGTACCAGCTGACCAGCAGCAACTACGTGCCGGCCACCAAGGCCGAGGTCAACGAATTCCGCAGCGGCGGCCGCACCTCGCTGGAACCCATCGTCGAACCCATCCTGGACGGCACCAGCGCCGCCACCTGGTACCTGGCCGCCAGCAACAGCCAGGTGGACACGGTGGAGTACGCCTACCTCGACGGCGCCGAAGGCCCCGTTATCGAAAGCGAAGTCGGCTTCGAGGTGGACGGCATCAGCTTCAAGTGCCGCGAAGACTTCGCCGCCAAGGTGCTGGACTACCGCGGCCTGTACCGCGGCGTCGGCTCCTGACCCACCCGGCCGGCCCGGTGCGCCGTGCCCACAAGACGGCGCGCCGGGCTCACCACACCACCAGAAACAGGAACTCCACACCATGAAGAACTTTGTGCAATCCGGCGAAACGGTCACCGTGACCGCGCCTTACGACGTGGCCTCCGGCGCCGGCTGCCTGGTCGGCCTGCTCTTTGGCATTGCCTGCGGCACCTATCTCAGCGGTGCCACCGATGCCGAGCTGAAGGTCGATGGCATCTTCGACATCACCGCCCTGAGCACCGACACCGCCAGCGGCACCTCGCTGGTGGCGGCCTACTGGGACAACACCAACAAGCGCATCACCACCACGTCCAGCGGCAACACGAAGGTGGGCGTCATCGTCAAGGCCAAGGTCAACGGCGACACCACGGCGCGCGTGCGCCTGAACGCCACGTTCTGACGTCTGCACTGACGGGCCGCTGACATGACCGCTGCACCTTTTGCCGCCCGCCAGCAGCGCGTGACGGCGGCGGTCATCAAGCGCCTGGCCAATTGCACCGGCCTGCTGGACGGCGTGCCAGTGGCGGGCATCCTCAGCGCGGGCTACAGCCAGGTGCTGGCCGGCATCGCCACCGCGCGCCCCCACCTGGTGGTGGACAGCGCGGCTGCTGCCGCCGTCACCCAGGCCAGCGTGTTTGTGGCTGATGCGGCCTACGGCGGCACCACCTACCGCGTCAGCAGCCCAGAGCCTGACGGCACCGGCCTCACGCGCCTGGTGCTGGAACGCCAGCCATGACCCACGCCCGCACCACCATCCGCCAGGCCGTGGTGGCCCTGCTGCTGGCCGGCGGCACCGACGCTGCCAACCGCGTGTTTGACCACCCGCATGACCCGCGCCGCACCTTTCCGGCGCTGACGGTTGAAGACGCGGGCGAACAGCAGGCGCCGCAGACCATGCCAGCCGGCCCGGGCCGCGTGCTCGAACGGCGGTACGTCTTTGACGTGGTGGCTGAAGTGCAGCAGGTCGCCGCCTACGCCGCCCAGCGCGACACCCTGCTGGCCCAGGTGGAAGTGCTGCTGTCGGCCCCCGGCATTGCGGGCGTCAAGTCCATCACCCCCACCGCCTACCAACCCGCTGAAGACCACACCGGCGAAAACCCCATCGCCGTGGGCCGCCAGCGGTTTGAAGCCCTTTACTACACCACGCAGGGCAACCCTGCAGCCACCCTCTAGGAGCCCACACCATGGCGTACCAAGCCGGCACCGGCATGATCATTTCGTACAAGAAGGAAGTCACCTTTGGGGTGCTCCCGGCCAATGACGCCACAGCCAAGCAACTGCGCCGCACACGTTTTGGCCTGGCGCTCACCAAAGACGCCATCCGCAGCGCCGAGATCCGGCGTGACATGCAGCGCCCAGCCGCGCGCCACGCCATGCGCCGCACCGGCGGCGACATCGAAGGCGAGCTGAGCCTGGGCACCTACGCCGCATTCATCGGCTCGGGCCTGCGCCGCGACTTTGCGGCCGTCACAACGCTGGCTGCGCTCACCAACGTCACGGCCACGGTGGCGGCCCCGCATTTCGTGCGCGCCACCGGCAGCTGGATCACCGACGGTCTGCGCGTGGGCATGACCGTGCGCCACGCTGGCTGGGCGACCACCGGCACTGCCAACAACGGCAAGAACTTCACCATCACGGCACTCACCGCCACCCAGATGACGGTGGCCGAGCCTGTGGCCGCCAAGGCCGCAGGCGGCAGCGTGGTGGTGTCCATCCCTGGCAAGTGCACCTACATCCCACTGACGGGCCACACCAACGACAGCTATTCGTTCGAACAGTTTGCCCCTGACGTGCCGCAAAGCCGGCGCTTTGTGGGGCAGCGCGTGGGCGGCCTGAAGTTCTCGGTGCCCGCCAACGACAAGGCCACGTTCACCGCCACGTTCCTGGGTCAAGAGCGCTTCCAGTTCGCCACGCACTACTTCACCTCTGCCACGGCCGCGGGCACCGCGCAAATGCAGACGGGCCTGCTGGGGCTGCTGTACATCAACGGCGCGGCGGTTGGCACGCTCACCAGCTTTGAGCTTTCCACCACCAGCACGCCAGACGCGCCGCCGGTGGTGGGCGCGGCCATTGCGCCTGAGATCTTCCAGGGCCCGATCGACGTGTCCGGGTCTTTCTCGGTGCTGTGGAACGACGCCACCCTGGACGGCTACTTCGACAACGAAACCGAAGTGCCCATCCTGCTGCAGCTGCGCGACGGCACCGCCGCCACGTCTGACTTCATGAACATCGTGCTGCCTGCCAACAAGATCAACGGCGGCGACCTGCCCGACGCCGAAAAGGCAATGGTGCAGAACTTCACCTTCACGGCCCGCGTGGGTGACGGCAGCAACGGCTACGAAGCCACCACGCTGTTCGTGCAAGACAGCCTGGCCTGAAACGCCGCCCGCCCAACCCGAGCCACCGCCCACCATGAACGCACCCACCCCGCTCAGCCCCTTGTCTGCCGCCGTGGCAGGCGCCTATGCGCCCGACGTGTACGACTTCGACAGCGAAGAAGTCGTGGACCGTGCAGACGTCCAGATCAAGAACGCCCTGGGCGCCAACACGGGCCTGGTCATCACCGTGGCCAGCCCGGTGCACCCCGACCGCAAGCGCTGGGAATACGCGCTGATGAACCGCAAGCGCGCGGCCATCCAGCAAAACAACCGGCTCATCAACAGCTCGGCCGAAGAAGACCACGACGTGGAAACCGAACGCCTGGCCGTGTTCACCCTGGGCTGGAACAGCGCCAAGACCCCCTTCAGCCGTGAAGCCGCGCTGGCCATCTATGGCGACCCGCGCCGCGCACACATCCGTGCCCAGGTGAAGGCGGCCGTGGACACCCTGGAGCTTTTTACGCGCAGCTCCGCGCCGCGCTGATAGCCCACGCGGAGACCCAAGTGCAACTGCTGCAGCGGCAACCCGACGGCAAGCCGCTGCGCGACCATTTGCTGGCCGCCGCCAAGAACGGCGCCCTGCTGGACCCGCGCGTGCTGGCCCAGCCACCGGCGGGCACTGAACTGTTGTGGCACACCTACTGCGAGCTGACCGCCGCCCGCCCCGGCGGCATGGCCGGCGACAAGCCCGTGCCGCCCAGTGAAGTGCAGGCCTGGTGCGCCGGCCGGCGCGTGCGCCTGAGCCCGTGGGACCTGGACACCCTGGCCGCCATGGACCGCACGGCCCTGGTGGCCGCCCAAACACAAGCCGCCAAAGCGCGGGCCCCTTCGGCAAGGAGTGACCGATGAGCGGATTTGGCCTGGGTGCCCTGGAGTTTTCTCTGATGGCGGACCTGCTGCCGCTCAAGCGCGACATGGACCAGGCGCAAAGCCTGGTGGGCGGCGCGCTGGGTGGCATCAGGAACACGTTCACCAACATGCTGGGTGGGCTGGCCGCCGGCCTGGGCGTGGCGGCCTTTGCGGGGTGGATCAGGGGCGCCATCGATGCAGGCGACGCCACCAAGCAATTCAGCCAGAAAACGGGCATTGCCTCCAGGGACGTGGCCGGGCTGCAGCTTGCGTTCAAGCAAGGCGGGGTAGAGGGTGACGCGCTCACCATGTCCATGGCCAAGTTGGGCAAGCAAGTGGTTGAGGGCAACAAAGCCTTTTCCGACCTGGGCGTCAGCACCCGCAACACCGACGGCACCATGCGCAGCAGCAAGGACGTGCTGTATGACCTGGCCGACTCGTTTGCGGGCATGGAAGACGGCGCCCGCAAGAGCGCCCTGGCGCAGGAGATTTTCGGCAAGTCCGGCGCGACCATGATCCCCACGCTGAACGAAGGCAGCGAGGGCATGCGCAAGATGGCCGACATGGCCGAGCGCTTGGGCATGGTGATCGACAAGGACACCGCCGAAGCTGCCGACAGCTTCAACGACACCGTCGAACTGCTCGGCATGTCCACCCAGGGCATGGGCCGCCAGGTGGCCGCGCAGCTTCTTCCCACGCTCAAGAGCCTGGCCGGCACGCTGCTGGACAACGTTACCAGCGGCGACAAGCTCAAGAAGGGGGCCGACATTCTGGCCGGCGGCCTGAAACTGCTGTTCACCGGCGGCGCCATCGGCGTGGAAGTGTTTTCCACGCTGGGCAAAACGGTGGCCGGTGTGGCCGGTGCCCTGGTGGCAGTGGCCCAGGGCGAATTCGGCCAGGCATGGAAGATCCTGGAAGAGTCCGGCCGCGACATCAAGCAAGGCTGGGGCGACACCGCCAAGACCATCGAAGACGCATGGACCGGCGCCGGGGGCACCACTGTGGACCAGGCCACCGCCATGACGCGGGCCACCAACCGCACGACGGTGGCCACCAAGGAACAAGCGGCGGAAGCCAAGAAGCACGCTGAAGAAGTCGCCAAGCTCACCAAGGCCGGCAATGACTACCTGGCCGGCCTGGACGCCCAGCTGGCCAGCGTCACCCTTGAATTGGATCTTGGACGCAGCCTGACCGATAGCGAGAAGGCGCAACTCAAGCTTGAGGAGCAATTGCGCGAAGGCAAGTTCCTGCTGACCGACGCGGGCCGTGCCAGTGCCGCTGTCACGTTGCTGGAAACCGAGGCCAAGCGTGTGCATTTGCAGTTGCTCAAGGACCTGGACAAGATCCAGGCCGAAGCCATCCTAAAAAGCCTGGAAGACTCCGCCGGCATCGCCGAACAAGCGCGCCGCCAGCGTGAGCACAACGAAGCCATCGGCCTCACCGCCGCCGGCCTGCGCACCCTGGAGTCCAGGCGTCTGGACGACTCGCTGGCCACCGCCGAACAGGCGCTGCAGCAGGCCCTGCTCAAGGGCATCAGCGCCGATGAGCTGGAAGGCATCACCCTGATGGTGGAAGAGCTGCGCGGCCTGAAGAAGGCCAAGGAAGAAGGCTGGGCCAAAGACGCGGGGCTGGAGGCCGCCAAGGCCGCCAAGGATGCCGCCGACGAGTGGAAGAAGATGGTGGACGGCGTGCAAGCCGGCCTGACCGATGCGCTGATGCGCGCCTTTGAAAACGGCAAAGGCTTTCTGGACGCCTTCCGCAGCGTGCTGCTCAGCGCCTTCCAGACGCTGATCCTCAAGCCCATGGTGCAGTCCATGGTGGACCAGATGGCTGGCGGCCTGAAAAGCGGCATGGGCTACATCGGGCAGCTCTTCGGTGTGCCTGGCGCCACCGCTGCGCCCCCAACCGGCAATGGTGCGCCCGTCGTGGCCGGTGGTGCTGGCGGTGCCGCCATGTCAAACCCCGCTTACGGCTGGGCCGTGCTGGCCGCCATGCAGGCCAGCTTGTGGCATGACCAGGGCTTTGACGCCGCGTCCGCGCGGGGTGTGTCGGGGGATGTCAACCGCCTGCTGGGCGGTGGCCTGCTGGGTGGCCTGGGTGGCTACGCCATGGGCGGCTGGCAGGCAGACCTGTCGCACGGCCTGAGCAAGTTGGGCCTCAACGAAAAGTGGGCCGACATCCTGTCCAGCGCCACGGGCTTTTCCGCGATCTTTGGCGTGGGCGACGCAAAGACGCAAAGCACCGGCGTCACCGGCCAGTTTGGCAGCACCGGCTTCACGGGCCGCCAGTTTGCCGACTGGAAGGCCGAAGGCGGCCTACTGCGCAGTGACAAGAAGGGCACGCAGTACAGCGAGATTGACCAGGAACTGGCCTGGCAGATGAGCGGCGCGGCCAAGTCGCTGCTGGCCCATGTGACCGAGTACGCCAGCGCGCTGTCCTTGCCCGTCACGGCCCTGTCCAGCGTCACCAGCGACGCGCGCATTGTGTTGGGCGAAGACGCCGCAGCCAACGAAAAGGCCATTGCCGACGCGCTGGACAGCTACGGCCAGGCCCTGGTGCGGTCCGCGTCTGGCGGGCGCTGGCCGTTCATCAACGGCGAGCTGAGCCAATTCAGCGAGCATGGCGAAACAGCCCTGGACACGCTCAACCGCCTGGGCGGCAGTCTGCTGGGCGTGAACGGCATTTTTGAAACGCTGGGCCTGAGCCTGGTGGATGCGTCACTGGCCGGCGGCCAGGCGGCCAGCGAGTTGATTGCGCTCACCGGTGGGCTGGACGCATTTGCCACCAAGACGGCCTCTTACCTGGCTGCCTACTACACGCAGGGCGAACAAGGCGGCATCGGCGCCAAGGCGATCTTGCAGACCCTGTCTGATGCCGGCATTGACGCCAGCGCATTCACCCAGCGCGGCGACCTGCGCGCGCTGATGGACAGCCTGGACCCCAATGTCACCGGTGACCGCACCCAGATGGCAGCGCTGCTGAATGTGCAGGCCGAATTTGCCAAGCTCACCGACTACCTGGCCGAAACCGGCCAGACCTTGGGCGCCCTGGCCGCGCTGGCCCCGCAGAGCCCGCTGCTGACCAGGGGCATTGACCCGGTCGAGCAAAGCAACGCGCTGCTGCAGACGGCAAACGACAACTTGGCCAGCATTGCCGGCGCCACGCAAGCCAACACCACCGAGCTGCAGGCCCTGGTGGCCGTGCAGAGCACTGGCATCCAGGCCATCGTGGAAAGGCTCATGGCCATTGCCGATGGCCTGGCCGACGCCCAGCGTGGCGGGCACCTGGCCGATTTGGCCCAGGCTTGAGCGAAGGCGCCGCACATGTCCACGCCGCTGTACCTGGTGGAACTCACGGCCCAGGCCTGGCCGCGCCTCATGCGCAGCGGGGTGCCAGGAGCCAATGGCACCCGCTTGCTTGGCAAGACCCAGGTGGCCGTCAGTTCTGCGGTGGCCTACAGGATCACGGCCCGGGTCAGGCGGTCGGCCACGGCGGACGGCCGCCTGTACGTCGGCATCCAGGTGGCGGGGTCATGGTCCTTCATCGCGGCCAGCAACGTGGTGGCAAACACCACTTTCACCACCTACACCGCCACCTTCGGTTTTGGCACAGCCAACCCGCTGCCGGCCGGCACGTCCATGGCGTCACCGCTGGTGGCGCTCAACTTCGCCAGCACTTTGGGATACATGGAATGCTCAGAAATCTGGATCGAGCGCACCGCAGCCCCTGGTGTTGAAATCAGCGCCGACAGGTACGTGCGCGATGCCACCGAGTGGGACCTGTACGTCAGCAACGCGCCCACGTGGCCCACCTGGAACAGTGACGGTGACGCACAAAGCGTGACCCTGCGCTACGCCACCGCCGCGTACATGACCTGGCCCAGCGACACACCGGCCAAGACGCAGTACCCGGCGCGGGTCATCAACCCCGGGCTGCTGCGCAGCGAATTGCCGGCCGGCTTTGCCGGCGCTGCGGCCTCCAGCTTTGGCGAGATCGTGCTGAACAACGCCGACGGCGCGCTGGGCGAGCTGGCGTACTACGGGCTCGACGGCCAGCCCTTCCGCGTGCTGATGGGCCATTCGGCGCTGGACTACGCCGGGTTTGTGGAAATTCTGGCCGGCACCATGCAGCAGGCCACGGTTGACCGCAAGCAGGTGCGCGTGCGCCTGGCGGGGCGTGACGCGGTGCTTGACCGCCCGTTGCTGGCTACCCGCTATCTTGGCAACAACGCCTTGCCCAATGGGCTGGAAGGCGGGGCTGAACTGGAGGGGCAGCTCAAGCCGGTACTCATAGGCGCGGTCGGGCACATTGCCCCGCCATGCGTCAATACGGCGCGGGACATCTACCAGGTCAGCAGTGGCGGTTTGCCGATAGCCGTGAACGGTGTGTTTGACGCCGGGGCCCCCCTGCTGCTAGGCGCTGTGTATGTCAGCCAGGCGGACATGGAAACCAACGCCCCGGCGGCGGGCTACTACCGCACATGGCCTGCGGGCGGGTACTTCCGCCTTGGCAGCGCACCGGCCGGCTTGGTTACGTGCGCCGCAGACGCCACTGAGTCTGGCTATGGCACGTATTGGTGGTGGATTGCGCTGTACCAGCTTGCAAATTACTGGGGCGGGCTGCAGTCCGGCGAGATCCGCGCCGCAAAGAATGCGGCAGTGCCGCAGCCTGACAACTGGGCAGGGGCTGCCTGGTCCACCACTGACCAGGCCGCCCCTGGCGTGTGGGTAAGCGACGGCAGCACCACCATCCGCCAGGTCATGGCGCAGATTGCCACGAGCGTCGGCGCCTGGTTCGGGTTCACACATTGGGACGGATTGCCGGGCACGGGGGGTGCCAAGTTTGGCGGCGAGATATTCCCGCCGTCCAGCGCCGGGCTTGTGCGTGCTGACTACTGCAACCTGAACGAAAGCAACTGCGCCGCCATCACCGGCGTGGCCGACCCTGGGCAAGGGCGGGGCGTGCCGGCCTACAGCGTGGAGCTGACATATTCACCCAATGACTCCGTGCTGACGCCAAGCATGGCCCCATCGCTGCCCCCCACTGGGCTGGGGTTCCTGGGCATAGCAAGCCGCCGCGTGAACGCCAGCTCGACTGCGGTGCGCACCAAGCATCTGCAGGCCCGTGCCGTGGTGCGCGAGACCAGGTCAAGTTTCAACCCCGCGTCCCTGGCGGTGAGCTACGAGGCCACCCGGCTGTTGGAATTGTGGCGGCAGCCCCGGCAGTGGTTTGAGGTGCGCGTGGCCCTGCAGGCACTTCTGGACCAGACGCCCAGGCCCCGCCTGGGCGGCTACGTGGCGCTGAGCTTTCCTGAATTGCGCTGCCTGTGGCAAGACGGCTTTGTGCGCAACTGGGGGTGGTTCAGCGTCATGGCGTTGGAAATCAACATGGCCAAGTCCGAGGTGCGCATGACGCTGCGGCAGGCCACCGAACAAAGCATCTAAGGCCGCCATGGCAAACGCACTGCTCGCTTGGAACAACGCCGTGGACGGCGGCCTGTACGTGTATGCGGACGGGTGGTGGACTTACGACGCCACCATCAACAACCTGGGCACCGTGTCGTTGTCGCAGCGCTGGGTGACGCCTGGCTTGGCGGCCGACGATACCCGCTGCACGCTTGGCTTTGCCGGCGACCCCGCAGTGGCCGTAATAGCGCTTTGCAGCCACAACCTCACGCTGGCCGCCACCGTGCGCATACGCGCCAGCAACGTGTCCAACTTTGCCAGCACGGTGTACGACAGCGGCACCATCGACGCGTTTGCCACCGGCGTCACTCAACCCAGCCGCGAAGGGCTGAGGTGGAATTTCGTCCACAAGCTGGGGGCTGCCACTGCAGCCACCTACTGGCGCATTGAGGTATCGGACGCAGCCAACCCAGACGGGTATGTCAGCGTGGGCCGGCTATTTGCCGGCCTGGGCGTGTGGATACCGAGCATCAACATGCTGGCCGGTGCAGGAATCGGGTTTGAGAGCAACGCCGAAGTGATGAAGGCGCTCAACGGCTCGGAGTGGTTCACCAATGTCGAGCCGCACCGCGTGCTGCGCTTTGGCCTGCAGCTACCGGAAACCGAGATGCTGACCAACGCATTCGACCTGCAGCGCGTGGCCGCCGGCAGCCGCCGCGAGGTGGTGGCGCAGTGGGACGCCAGCGACGGGGTGCATGCCGTGCGCCGCAGCCTGTTTGGCCGCCTGCGCACGCTCAGCGCGATCGAGGCGCCTTACTACGCCACCAGCAAGACCGCATTCGAGATCAAAGAACTGCTCTGACCGGTGAAAGGACCGCGCATGACGCCTGACATCCCCCCTGACCTGGCCCGCCACGTGGCCGGGCCTGCCGGTGCCTTGACCGCCATGCTGTTCATGGGCGGGGTGCCATGGACCAAGCGCCTGGCCATGGCTGTGGCAGGTGGTGTGGCGGCCTTCTACGGCGCACCGGTGCTGGCGGCGGTGTACCCGGTGCTGACGCCTGGCGGGGCCGGCTACATGCTGGGCTTGTGCGGCATGGCCGTGGTGGCCAAGACATTTTCAACCTGGGAAGCGCTGGACCTGGGCCCGTTGCTGCGCCGAAAGCTGGCCGCATGGATGGGGGTGTCGGAATGATGGCCTTGAGCATTGGCCTGCTGGCCGTGGTGATGGTGGCCTGCCTGGCGGGGCTGTACAGCAGCGCATACCGTGACAACTGGGCCCAATGCCTGGGCCTGGTGCTGCTGGCCTTGTGGGCGGGTGCGGAAGAGGCGGCCGTGCTGCTGGCACACCACGCGGTGGAGCCGCGCGACGCCATGCTGTATGCCGGCCTGGCCGCATTTGCAGTCGGCACGGTGCTGAAGGTGGTGCACCACCATCCAAGTGCGGGGGGCGACCATGCAGCTGCGCCTTGACCGAATCCAGATCGACCCGGACGTCACGATCGGCAGCCTGGCCATTGACGGCACCTGGCAGTGCTGGACGCTGGAAGACGTGGTGAGGCCCAAGGCCGTCAAGGTGCCTGGCCAGACGGCCATTCCCTTCGGTCGCTACCGCGTCATCATCACCCCGAGCCCGAGGTTCGGACGCGAACTGCCGCTGCTGATAGACGTGCCTTTTTTCAGCGGCGTGCGCATTCACCCAGGCAACACCGCCGCCGACACAGAAGGGTGCATTCTGGTGGGCACCGAGCGGGGTGCTGACGGCAAGAGCATCACACGCAGCCGCCAGGCCTTTGACAACCTGTTCATCAAGCTCAGCGACGCGCTGGCCAGGCGCGACCAAATCTGGCTGGAGATCTGGTGATGCTGGTGCGCGGCCTGGCCGTGGCCCTGGCCCTGGCCACCAGTGCGGCGGCCGTGCAGTCCTGGCGTCTGCACAGGCAGCAGCTGGGCCAGGCGCAAGCCATTGCCGACGCGGCCGTCCAGGCCGTTGCCGACGAACGCCAGGCCCGCGCCGAAGAGAAGCGACTGAAGGCCAAAGTACAGGAGCCTGCCACCCATGACCGCACCATTGACGCCCCGGCCCGTGCTGCTGCTGCTGAGCGCCTGCATGCTGCTGCTGCCAGCCTGCTCAGCGCTACCGGCACGGCCGGCGACACGGCCACCGGAGATCCCACAGATCCCGGCGGAAGCCCGCCAGCCGCCGGCCCCGGCCTGGTGCCAGCCCACGTGCTCGGACGCTGCGGCCAGCGATTTGCAGAGCTGGCGGAATACGCCACAGCTGCGGCCGCTGCCGGCCGCGTCTGCGAGCGCGGGTGGGACGCCATGACCGCTGGCCAGCCTACGCCGTAGGCAGCGCGTCCACCTGTTCGGCGGCAATCCAGCCGCCGGCCCGGTCAATGCGCAGCAGGCGACCAATGCCGCCCTTGGCTACCAGCAGCACGTCAATGGTGCCCTTGGGCGCCTGGCCAGGCCGGATGCCCGAGTGGTAGACCACGATGCGGGCAAAGGTGTCGGCCACCAGCTGGCGGGTCTGCAGCCGGGCGTCCAGGTCCTGGGCCTCTACGCCGGCCGCCAGGCTACGCCAGATCTCGTCGGCACCGTCCAGGCCGGTGCGCGCCACGGCCGCCAGCTCGCGGTCGGCCGCGTCAATGGCGGCTTGGGCAGCGGCCTGCTCGGCCTCCAGATCCCGCGCCCGGCGCAGGAATGCCAGCGGTGCACCGCCATCTTCGTCGCCGGCGGCAATGGCGTCGGTAAGCCTGGCCAGCCGTTCAGTGGCGCTGGCCAGCCGCTCGCGGGCTGCCGCCAAAGCGGCGCGAGGCCCGGTGGATCTGTCGCCGCCAAACAGGGCCTGCAGGTTGACCAGGTCGCTGCAGTAGGCCATGAGGGCGCGCTCGATAGGCGCCACCGAGCAAGAGCCGGCCACCGCGCAGCCCATGTTCACGTTGGCGATGCAGTGCAGGCGCCGATAGCCGTCTGGGATGCCG